ATGGTGCTCGTAAGTCTGATCACAATCCAGATGAGCAAGGCTGGGTTCGTGCCATCGACATCGATCGTGACCTATCAGGAAAAGCCAAGCCTGACCTCATGCCCGATCTTGTTGATCAGATTCGTGCCGCATGTAAAAAAGGATCCGAAAAGCGTATTGCTTACATTATTTTTGACGGGAAAATCTGCTCCCCTATTCTTAGGTGGAAGTGGCGCAAGTACACAGGGGCAAAACATAATCACCACGCTCATTTTAGCTTTAAGAAAGAAGCTGACTTACGCGGTGAATTTTATCAAATACCTATGTTAGGCGGAGAACTATGAACCTAAAGAATCCAGCAATCCTTGCAGCAGGAGCATTTCTAGCAGCATGGTCAGCAAGTAATTTTAACCTAGACTACAGAGCGATACTGTGGTCGGTACTTTCAGGCGTTTTTGGTTATGCCTCACCTAAAAGATAATGACTGCGGAGGACATGGCGGTTCTTGCTGTTGCTGCTACGACCGTTATTGGTTCGTTTATTGGCTCGGTGCGTTGGTTAGTAAAGCACTACCTTCAAGAACTAAAGCCAAATAGCGGCAGTTCTATGCGCGACCAGATTAACTTACTGGAAGCGCGTGTCGAAACCATATTACGCATCCTAGAGAAGTGACAATTATCTCATGGCAAGAAAAGAAACTAAGGCGCTAGAAGATCAAGGCTACTCAAGACTCGATGCTTACTGCATTGGGCTACATGAGTATTGGAAGTCTTTGCGTAAGGCAGGATTCCCTGAGTCTATAGCTCTATTTCTCATCACAGAACCACAGTCTTATCCTGCGTGGATCTTGCCTACTCCAGTCGATCCAGAGAGGTTCGGCGATTACGAAGATGAGGATGACGATTAAGCGAATAGTTATACTGTCTGATCTTCAAGTACCTTTTGAGGATGTTCATGTAACACGCAACATTGCCAAGTTCTTACAAACCTTTAAGCCAGATCAAACAGTTACGATCGGTGACGAAATTGACTTCCAAACAATCTCTAAATGGAGTGAGGGAACCCCTCAAGCCTATGAGCAGAGTCTTGGCGATGATCGCGACAGATGTGTCCATCTACTCTGGGAGCTGGGTGTTACTGACTGCATCCGAAGCAACCATACAGATAGACTTTATAACATCATCATGAAAAAGATCCCATCTTTCCTATCCTTGCCAGAGCTTCGCTTTGAGAAGTTTATGAAGTTTGATGAGCTAGGCATTACCTTTCATAAGAAGCCTATGCAACTGGCTCCAATGTGGGTAGCGGTTCATGGGGATCACACACCTATTAAGTCTCAAGGTGGTCTAAGCGCGATGGAAGCTGCTAGGCGTACCGGCACTAACATCATATCTGGACACACCCACAGAGCAGGCCGTACATCCTTCTCAGAAGCCATAGGAGGCCGTTTGGGGCGTGTTTTACATGGTGTCGAGGTAGGTAATCTAATGGACTTCAAACAGGCCGCATACACTAAGGGAACGGCTAATTGGCAGCAAGCATTTGCCATTATGTACATTCAGAATAAAAATGTCCAAGTTGATCTAATTTACATCGAGAAGAACGGCACATTTATTGTAGGCGGTAAGGTCCATGGACGACCTCGTTAGAGACATCTTTCCAATTAGGCGCACAATCGATGACGCCGTTGACCTAGCAGAAGAAACATCTTTTGCGTGTCGCACCTTGACACCTAAGCACTCATCTATGCAACACTGAACCTGTCACCAGCCGAGGGCGCTGGTGCGATAGGAGCAAGATGACTGACAATCAAATTATAGGAGCAGCTTTATTGCTGTTTCCTTTATTGGTGGGATTGATTTACTCACATGTAGCACAAGGCAATTATCAAAAGGGATTTCGTGAGGGATACCATCGAGGCAGGGCAGTTAATCGCCAAGAATTTTGGCAAGAATGAAAGCCAATGAAATCCTGCAAACAGCCACAGACACAATCTCTGATCGTGGCCTGTCATACGGTCATCCGTCAGATAACTTGCAACACACAGCAATGCTCCTTAGTGCATACTTACAAACACCAATACTGGACTATCAAGTTGCAGGGATCATGGTACTTGTCAAGCTCGCAAGAACTAGCCAATCGGCAGAACATCTCGACAATTGGATTGACATGTGCAGTTATGCCAGTCTCGGTGGGATGTTGAGCACAGAGAAAAGGGAAGATTATGTTTAATTTAGCAGATTATGAACCAGTAGAGGTGAGACTTGAGAAATTTATTAAGGACTATCCAGATTTTCGTATTTCAACTGAATTGGAAGTTATCGAGGCTGCTAGATACATTGTTAAAGCGTATCTATTTAAGACTGCTACCGATAGTGTTGCGTGGGCAACTGGGCTGGCTGAAGAAACAGTTACTAGCAGAGGTGTTAATCAGACTTCAGCACTGGAGAATTGTGAGACTTCGGCAATCGGCAGAGCGCTTGCAAATGCAGGTTATGCGCCTAAAGGAAAGCGCCCTAGTCGCGAAGAAATGACAAAAGTAATCAAAGCTCCAGCAGCTAAGGTAGAGAAGGATTATTGGACTACACCTTTTGGTGAGCAGGATGAAATGATTAAGCAAGTGCCAGCACCTGTAACCATAGATGCAGCTGTTAATACTGTTGCAGACATATTGGGCAGTGCAGCGGTTTTACCTAGTTGTAAGCATGGGGAGTATGAGTTCAAGACAGGTAACAAAAACGGGCGCGAATGGGGTGGGTACTTCTGCCGGCACATGGGAGTAGGTGGGGCTGAGCCTAAGTGTCCGACAATATGGGCAGAAGTTACAACTAATGGCACATGGCAACCTAAGAAAGCGAGATACTAATGGGTTACATCGAGATACATAATGCAGATGGATTAGGCGGATGGGTAAATTTTGATGACATTCCATTTATTGAAATTATTAATTGTCAATTATGTAATGAGCCAACAGAGGCAAGAGACATTGTTGCTAACATTGTAATTAAGGAAGAAAAGCCTGTAGTGGGTGCGTGGCAGTGTCGCAAATGTCATGCGGTAAATGGCTAATTCAAGACGAGCAAGAGGGTTCCGAACGGAGCGTGTTGTAGCACAGTACCTATCGACTGTGTGGGAAGGCGCGACTGTCGGACGGGGTAGTGGCAAGGATATTGTCAATGTTCCTTTTGACTGCGAGGTGAAATCTAGAAGTTCGTTCCAGCCTCTCAGTTATCTAAAACAATTAAAAGCTCGAACCGACAAAACTGGGGAATTGGGGTTCGGGGTTTTACGGCTAAATGGACAAGGAGAAGATGCTGCTGAGTATTGCGCCATCATCCGACTAGCCGATCTATTGCCACTACTCATATTAAAATACGGTCACTTAGACAAAGAGCCTACAGAAGCAGACATCGACCGTTGCTCTGGATGTGGGTCATACATGATAAGGAAATGTTTAACATGCCAGCCTATGACTACAAATGCTCAAGATGCAATCTCAATCAAGAAATCAGTCATGGATGGAACAATAGACCAGTAATACTTTGCACTTATTGCAATGAACCAATGAATAAAGTAATTACAGCTAATCCAATACATTTCAAGGGTAAAGGATGGGGTAAAGATTGACACGACACGCCGAGACACGCCCAAGATTACACGGGGTGCTTCCCATTGATGGTACTCTCAGGGCTAGAGCCCGTCAGGGGCTCAGAGCGAGCCGCTCGCCGATAGCTCGCTCGGTAGCCATCGCTATTGGGATAGCTCTATTATCACCAATGCCTGCTGCTAATACAGGCTCAATAGATGCCAATAGAAACATCACATATAAGACTTATGCATTAAGAGCATTAAACAATGATTATCATCAATTTAATTGCTTATTACGCTTATATACTAAAGAAAGTAATTGGAGACCTAATGCTAAGAATGGTAGTCATTATGGAATACCTCAAGGTAGATCGACTTATCTTGCAAGTGTTAATGGATATAAGCAGATAGACTGGGGTCTTAAATATATATATGCAAGACATGGCACACCATGTGGAGCATGGCATCACTTTAAGAAAAGGAACTGGCATTGAGTAGAGCTGCATCACATCGTGAGTTAGGTACTCAACGCTGGAAGGATCAGCGATTGCGTGTACTCAAGCGCGACTCATACATATGTGCTTACTGTAGTGGTGAGGCAACACAGGTTGATCATGTAATACCTAGAGCCAATGGTGGTGGGCATGACTTAGATAACTTAGTTGCTTGCTGCGCACCATGTAACTCACGCAAGGGCGCACACAATGAGGGCGTTTTTTTAGCACGAGGTGCTACCCCACCTGTCTTTTCAGGGAGCCTCTCTCCGATACAGTCCAAGACGATGCAGGACAGTCCTTTTACGCTCCGACCTAACCCGAATCAATGACAGATAAACCCAAAAAGAAACAACCGCTACGAGGGGCAACTAAACCGAGGCTTTCCTCAGTGCCTCTTAAGGGTAAAAATAAGATTGAAGATGTCAAGCAACTCTGTGAGATTATTAAGATGCCTCTATTACCGTGGCAGGAGCATGTTCTTAAAGACATGCTGACTGTGGACACAAAAGGCAAATGGATTCGCAAGACAAACCTGTTATTGATCGCTAGACAGAACGGCAAGACACATCTAGCGCGTATGCTCATTTTGGCTCACTTAATCAAGTGGGAAACCAATGTCTTGATCATGTCCTCTAACAGAAGCATGGCTTTAGACACATTCAGACAAGTTACGGACATCCTAGAGAATAATGATCACCTCAAAGGCTTTGTCAAACAGATCCGTTATGCAAACGGTACAGAGTCGATCGAGATGCTTAATGGCACGCGGTTGGATGTCGTAGCAGCTACTCGTGATGGCTCTCGTGGTCGATCAGTTAATGGATTGCTATTTATTGATGAAGTTCGAGAGATTACAGAAGAAGGCTTTAGAGCTGCGACTCCAGTAACCAGAGCGCACCCTAATTCGCATACTCTGCTGTGTTCTAACGCTGGAGATGCATTTAGCACAGTGCTTAACGATCTAAGAGAGCGAGCGATCTCGTATCCACCTAAGTCTTTTGGATTTTATGAGTATTCTGCGCCACAGTATTGCAAGATAGAAGATCGAAACGCATGGGCTATGGCTAATCCTTCTCTGGGCTACACAATCACAGAAGAAGCGATCGAAGAAGCTATAGCCACATCCCCGATTGAAAATACACGCACTGAAACGCTTTGCCAGTGGATTGACAGCCTTTCTAGTCCTTGGCCTCATGGCGTGTTAGAAGAAACATCGGATAGCACACTAGAAATGACTGCGGGGGCTTATACTGTATTCGGTTTCGATGTCAGTCCGTCTCGGCGCAACGGTTCACTAGTCGCAGGACAAATTCTGCCAGATGGACGGATTGGCATCGGAATCTTAGAGACTTATAGCTCTCAAGTAGCGATTGACGAATTAAAGATGGCTGCAAGTATTAAAGGATGGGCTGACATCTATAAACCCCGACTAGTCTGCTTTGATAAGTACGCGACACAGACAATCGCAGATCGATTAAGTCAAAGCGGTGTAATGGTCGAGGATGTATCAGGCCAGCAGTTCTATAAAGCCTGTGGCGATCTATTAGAAGGCTTAGTCAATCATCGAGTAGTCCACAATGGTCAGGCCGAGTTAATCCAGCAAATGAATAACTGTGCAGCTAAGGTCAATGACTCTGCGTGGCGTATTATCAAACGCAAGTCGGCTGGAGACATCTCTGCACCTATTGGCTTGGCGATGGTAGTAAGCAAGTTAATGTTGCCTGTACCTAAGCCTCAGATTTATACTTAGACACGCCGACAGAGTTTGTCTAATTACTTGACAAATGGTACCCTTTATGTCTATGGGTATCTTTAACAGATCAGAAGCGCCTAAGAAAACTAACTCGCTTCTAGCGCAATACGCTCCAACAATTATGGGCGAGAATCTTAACTCGCTATTCAATTATGTGATGCCTCGCGTTCAACGCAACGAGGCCATGTCTGTTCCATCGGTTGCTAGATGCAGAAACCTTTTAAGCTCTGTTGTTGCCGATCTTCCAATGAATCTTTATCGCAATTCAACTGGTGAAGAATTAGATAATCCAGTCTGGGTAAATCAGCCAGCATTAAATCAACCTCGATCAGTAACAATGGCATGGACTGTAGATTCTTTACTTATGTACGGCGTGGCTTACTGGCAAGTTACAGAAATTAGTGCAGAGGATCTGAGGCCATCTCGATTCCAATGGATTCCAAATGTTAAAGTAACTTTTAACACTGATCTTTATGGCATGAAAATTACTGAGTATTTTATTGATGCGGTTGCCGTACCTATGTCAGGTTTGGGAAGTATTGTCACCTTTCAAGCATTTGATGAAGGAATCTTAGAGCGCGGATCAGAGACAATTCGTGCAGCGATTGATCTTCGCAAAGCAGCAGTAATTGCAGCTTCTACTCCAATGCCTTCAGGAGTTATTAAAAATAATGGAGCAGATTTAGATCCTAAAGAAATTCAAGGACTATTAGCAGCATGGAAGAACGCAAGACAAAATCGCGCCACTGCTTACTTGACTTCTACTCTCGAATACACTCCGTCATCATTTTCACCCAAAGACATGATGTACGATTCTGCCCAGCAATTCCTCAGTACGGAAATTGCCAGATTGTGCAACATCCCTGCTTACCTATTATCAGCAGAGATGAATAACTCTATGACTTATGCAAATGTATTAGATGAGCGTAAGCAATTTTTCTCATTTAGCGTTGCACCTTATGTAAATGCGATTTCTCACAGGCTCAGCATGGATGACATAACTGCTCGCGGAAATTCTGTGCGTTTTGATGTTGACTCATCTTTCCTAAAGACTGACCCTATGGAAAGACTGCTAGTACTTGAGAAGATGATTTCTATCGGCCTAATCACAGTTGAACAGGCTATGGAAATGGAAGATTTAACACCTAACGGAAGTGAAGGAATCGATGACTAACATCCTTACATTTTCTGCTGAGATAACTGCCAATGTTGAAGAAAGAACAATCTCTGGCAAGATCGCACCAGCAGGAACAGGCGAAGTAGGAAACACATCTGCTGGCAAAGTTTTATTTGAGCGCAATGCGATTCAACTTCCAGAAGATCCTAAGACTGTCAAATTATTAAACCAACACGACATGAAGCAACCTTTAGGAAAGGCAACCAGTTTCACAACAGATGAAACAGGAGTTTATGCCAGCTTCAAGATCAGTCGTAGCAACAGAGGCACTGAAGCTCTTATCCTTGCAGAAGAAGGATTGCAATCAGGGCTGTCTGTTGGAGTTGAAGTTATTAAATCAAAGATGAAGGCTGGCGTTATGCATGTATCTGCCGCTCGTCTATTTGAAGTTTCATTAGTTACAGAGCCAGCCTTTAAGTCTGCTCAGGTAATTGATGTCGCTGCCGAGGATACTCCAGAAGCAGTAGAAGAAATCCAACCAACAGAAAGCGAGACAGCTGTGGAGAATACTCCAGAGACAGTTGCAGCACCAGTAGAGGCAGCAGCGGTTGAAGCTGCGCGCCCTGTTGTTACAGCAACTACATTCGTGCGTGAGCGCGTAGCACCAATCACATCTGCACAATACCTAGAAGCCAACATCAAAGCCGCACTTGGTGATGATGAGGCTCGCCGCACAATTCGTGCAGCAGATGACTCAACATCAACAAACACAGGTTTGACACTACCTCGTCACCTAGACACATTCATCACAGATACATTCACTGGCCGCCCAGCATTTGAGGCAGCAACACGCGCAGCACTTATTGATTCAGGAATGTCATTTACAGTGCCACGCTTATACACAAATGCATCTTCAGCAGATGTTGCACCAACAGTTGCAGACACAAACGAAGGCGCAGCACCATCTGAGACAGGCATGACTTCTGCTTACGACACAGTAACAGTTGAGAAGTTCTCAGGATTGCAGCGCGTATCATTCGAGCTAGTTGATCGCTCATCACCTGCGTTCATGGAACTCATGATGATCGAACTTCGCAAGGCATACGAGAAGGCAACAGATACAGCACTTCTATCTGCTTTCACAACATCAGGAACTACAGCTACAGCTGTAGCAGCAACAGCAGCTGGATTGCAGTCATTTGTATCTGTAGAAGGCGCAGCAGCATACAAAGGCACAGGCGGAGACTTCGCTAACAAGTTAGTTGCAAGCACTGACCAATGGGCAGCTATTGCAGGATACGCAGATACTACTGGACGAGCCCTGTACTCAGCTCAAGGCGCAACACAAAATGCTTCAGGTAACGCAGTGGCAACATCAGTTGTTGGTGGCGTTCTTGGAACTGACTTGATCGTTGATCACAACATTCCAACATCAGGAATTGTAGATAACTCTGCATACTTGGTTGCACCATCATCAGTCTATGTCTGGGAATCACCACAGACACAACTTCGCGTAAATGTTTTAACATCAGGCGAGATTGAAATCAACCTATACGGATACCTAGCAATCTACTTGGCTAAGTCAGGTAAGGGTGTTCGCAAGTTCAACCTAACTTAATAAATAGGTAACTAAGTCGCTCTAGGGGGTCAGTAGCCCTCTGACTCCCTAGAGTCTTTAGAAAGGATCATCATGACATTAACTACAGTCGCAGAGCTTCGCTCGACATTAGGTGTCGGCACTCTATACACAGATGCAGTTTTAGAATCTGTTTGCGATGCCGCTGATGCTGTCCTTTTACCTATGCTCTGGAATCCAGAGTGGTACGCAGTAGCACATAGCAACATTGTTTCTCAGGGCACACTTTACTTTGACATACCAGTTACCGACATCTTTTACATCGGTCAGACTGTCACCATTTCTAATGCCGGCACTAAATACAATGGATCTAAAACCATTCAAACCGTTGGTGAGTATTCAATCTCTGTAACTACAACTCACTTGACTGCACAACCTAAGCATCCCATTGAGCCTTTTGGCACAGTCAAAGCAGATACTTATGTGGACTGGACTTTAGATCAAGCAGTACAAAACGCAGCCTTGATGATCGCTGTTGAAATCTGGCAAGCAAGAACCGCTACCCTTTCAGGTTCTAATGCCATTGACTTCCAGCCCTCACCTTACCGAATGAGCGCACAGCTACTCGCTAAGGTCAGAGGATTGATCGCACACGCACTTGCACCAACATCGATGGTGGGATAATGCCAGTTGCAGTCACAACCCTTCGCACAACATTAGCCACAGCATTAGTCGATAACTCAAAATGGCAGACATTTGCCTTTCCACCTGCCACAGTTCTTGCTAACTCTGTCATCGTGTCTCCAGATGATCCTTATTTAACACCTAGCAATAACCAGCACATAACTATCAGTCCGATGGCTAACTTTAAGATTATTATTACAGTGCCATTGTTTGACAATGAAGGCAACCTTAACGGTATAGAAGATGCAGTATGTGGCGTGTTCGCTAAGTTAGCCGCATCATCTTTGACCTATAATGTAAGCGCAATAAGCGCACCTAGTATTCTCAACGCTGCATCAGGCGATCTGCTCAGCTGCGAGATGTCCGTATCAATCCTTACGAGTTGGAGTTAATATGTCCGAGTGGGAAAAAGAAAACGAAGCCTTCCTGATCAAAATCGGGCAGGTAGCACCAGCATCAAAGCCAGCACCTACTAAGAAAGACGAGGAATAATCTCATGGCTGTATTTCTAAATAACAATGTGGGCGTGAAGATTAACACCGTTGATCTTTCTGACCACGTAACAGCAGTAACAATCAACCGAGTATTTGATGAACTAGAAGTAACTGCGATGGGTGATAACTCACACAAGTTCGTAAAAGGCTTAGAGTCATCAACAGTAACTATCGACTTCCTAAACGACACAGCATCAGCAAATGTATTGGCAACACTACAGGCTGCATGGGGAACTACAGTCACAGCTGTATTTCTACAGACAAAAGGAACAGCAGTATCTGCTACAAACCCTCTCTACACTGTATCTTTGCTAGTCAATAACACAACAGACATCAACGGTGCTGTTGGCGATATTGGCACACAGTCAATTACATTTACTTGCAACTCAACTGTTGCAGTAGCTACTACAGGCACATTCTAAACAATTAAACAAAGGGGCTAAACATGGCAAGACTAAAGATCGTTCGACAAGATGGAAGTGTATTAGAAGGCGAGATAACTCCAGCAGTGGAGTACTCATTCGAGATGTACGCTAAAAAGGGTTTCCACAAGGCTTTCCGCGATGAGGAAAAGCAAAGCGATGTTTATTGGTTGGCATGGGAAGTCACACGCAGGTCAGGTGAGACTGTTAAGCCATTTGGGATGGACTTCATTGAGACACTAAAAAGTGTTGAGGTGCTTGATTCCGACCCTTTAGCTTAAAGCGCGATCTACCACTCACCTACCTTATTGCTAGGCTAAGCATAAGGTTAGGGATCGCGCCACAACATTTATTAGAGTTAGACAAAGTAATGCTAGATGCTTTACTTGAAGGCTTACGAGATGAAGCGAAGGAGATTAAAGATGCCAGCAACAGTAAAAGGCGCCGTTAATCTTCGCAAGTCATTGAGGGAATTTACTCCAGACTTGGCTAAGAAAATGCCTAAAGAAATCGGCGCAGCACTTAAGCCAATCACAAAAACTGCTAAAGGTTATTTGCCAGATAGAGGACAAGTTCTAAGCGGATGGCTACCTCGTCAAATGTCAGAGGCAACTTTTCCAGCCTATGATCCTAGAGTGGTCAAGTCAGGCGTAGGATATAAGACAACACCATCAAAGCCTAATAGCAGAGGTTTCAGATCACTTGCTCGCGTGTTTAATAAAAGCAGAGCAGGTGCTATTTATGACATTATGGGTCGCAATAAGCCAGACAGCCAATTTGTGCAAAGTCAAAGAGCTAAAGCTGGTGCTGTTATGCGTGGTCAAGGCCAAATGAAAGGCCATGCTTTGTATCGTGCTTATGAAGAAAACAATGGCAAAGCTAGAGTTGCAGTATTAGAAGCAATTCAGAGCGCAGCCAAAAGACTCAATGATCGAACTACGGTAAGAGGTTAATTATGGCAAATGTAGTTATTGACATTGCAACGGAATTTACTGGTAAAAAAGCATTTAAAGAGGCTGAGACTGCAACTGATCGACTTACTAAAGGGGTAAAAAGATTTGCTGGAGCAGCTGGTATTGCCTTTGGTAGTGCTGCAATTCTTTCTTATAGCAAAGCCTCAATAAAAGCTTATGCAGATGATGAAGCAGCTGCTCTTAGACTCAATCGCGCTGTAGAGAATCTAGGCATTGGTTTTGCTAACCCTGCTATTGCTGATTACATTGGCAATCTTGAAAAGTCTGCTGCTATTGCAGATGATGTTTTAAGACCAGCATTTCAAGGTTTGCTTACTACTACAGGTTCACTTACATCCTCTCAAAAATTACTCAATGATGCAATAACAATTAGCCGAGCATCTGGAGTCGATCTTGCCACAGTTACACAGGATCTTGGAAAAGGTTATGTTGGCATTACTCGTGGTTTGCTAAAGTACAACACAGGACTTACAAGAGCAGAATTAAACACTAAATCATTTAATGAAATTTTAGGGATTATTCTTGGTAGATCAGCAGGAGCCGCTGAAGATTATTTAAGTACAACATCTTACCAAATGGAAGTATTGAGCGTAGCAACGGGCAACGCATCAGAAATTCTTGGTCAAGGATTAGTTTCTGCATTTGCTCGCATAGGCGGCGGCACAGAAGCCAGCGATGCGGCAACAGCTATAACAACTATTGCCAAAGCACTTGCCGCAGTTACAGTAGCAACAGGCACTGTTATTGGTGGATTTACTGGAGTATTTAAGACATTAAAGAATTTACCTAGAGACATCTTTATGGGGTTTTCTCGCAGTCAAACTGGGTTAATTCCTAAGCCTAAACCAGCTCCAGCAAAACCAGATCCTGTAAATCTTGAAGATGAGAAGTACGCAAAATTACTAGCAGAATTAGAAAAGGCTGCACTAAAGCGCCAAAAAGAATTAAATGCATTAAAGAATAAACAATTATCAACACAGAAGAAATTACTTGCCGATAAGAAAAAGCAAGAAACTTTAGACAAGGCTGCGCTAGTCCTTGCACAAGGCCAAAAGGTATTTGATGAAGAAGGCATACAGTTAGCGGCTGCTGCTCAGAGTAAGTTAACGGATGAAGAAAAGGCTCGCGTAGCCCTAAAGAAAGACATCTATGACCTAGAGGCTGCGATCAATGAAGGCAACATAACAGCAGCAGCAACCCTTGCTAACAGCATGGTAGCCAATGCTCAGAAGTTAGCAGCACTTCGCGGTGACATGATTGGTCTTAATGACATTCAAAATCCATTTACAGCATGGCTTTCAACATTACAACAAATGGCTATGGAGCTTGCTAAGTTAGCCAACATTAAGCCATTAGGTCAGGTTGGATTTACTCCAGAGCAACAAGCAAGATACGACATACTGGCAGAGGCTAAGGCTAAGATCCAACGCAAAATCGATGGTCAAATGGCTGATCAGTTATTGCCAGCAGGATCGTTAGGATCTAGCTTGACTGGAACTTATGTAGAAGGCCCAGAAGCTGCAAGAATGTTTAATCAGATGAGCGCATCAGGTTCAGCAGGTGGCAGTAACACATCTGTCATTGTTAATGTCACAGGATCAGTCACAACAGAGCGCGATCTAGTAGCAGCTATCACTCAGGGGCTATACGCACAACAGGCTTCAGGTACTCCAGTTACTTACAGTACGGTGTACTAATGGCTTTACCTGCAACCCCTATCGTCAAGATCAATCTGACAGGTGGAGCATCATTTGGTGATCCATTTATCCTAGATACTTCTGAGCTTGATTTTGCCATCCTTGCGGATCCTGGCACTGTAATTATCGATGTATCCAATCAAGTAGCAAAGATCGATACTCGCAAAGAGCGTAACCTGTTTCAGGATAAGTATTTATCAGGATCAGCAACTGTGAGAATTACAGACGAAACAGGCGCGTGGAACCCCCAATCGGTAACAAGCCCCTACTATCCCAATCTTGTACCTTTACGCTCAATTATTATCGAAGCAGACTATGCTGGCACTGTCTATCCAATTTTCAAAGGTTACATTACTGAGTATCTTTACACCTATCCTAAAGATCAAGAAATTGGCTATGTCGATCTAATCTGCTCAGATGCCTTTAGACTTATCTTCAACTCCAATGTAACGACAGTTGCAGATGCAGGAGCAGGGCAAGGTACTGGCACACGAGTAGGCAAGATCCTCGATGCTATTGGCTGGCCTTCATCATCTCGATCTATCATGACTGGTCAAACACTATGTCAGGCAGACCCAGCCACTACACGCACTGCACTAGCTGCTATTGAGACTGCAACCTTTACGGAACAGGGAGCTTTCTACTTTGACAAGGCTGGCAATGCTGTCTTCAAGGATCGAAAGTTTGTCTATGAGTCTCCAGCAGAAGCAGCTACAGCCTTTTCCAATGCCACTGGATCTACAGACATTCCTTATGCTGGCATTACCTTTGCCCTAGATGATAAGACTATTGTTAATCAGGCTACAGTCACACGCATAGGCGGCACAGCTCAGACTTCCTCAGATGCTGCCTCTATTGCTAAGTATTTCCTACATAGCATTACAGCTAATGACATGCTCATGATTACGGATGCAGAAGCTCTGGATTTAGCCTCTAACTTTGTGGCAAGCCGTAAGGAAACTACGCTTAGAATTGAATCTATTACCCTTGACCTTGTAACTCTAGGGTATGGGGCAGGGGTTACAGCTGCATTGGACTTGGACTACTTTGACCCTATGCAGATCACGAATGTGAATGTGGCAGGAACTACTATTGTCAAGACTCTCCAATGTCAAGGCATAGCACACAGCATTACGCCTAACACATGGCGCACAACGCTTACAACACAAGAAAATGTCCTCGATGGCTTCATCTTGGATTCGACATTATACGGTATCCTTGACACATCCGTATTGGCATACTAGGAGAATAAATGACTTATCCATTCGTAGCAGGCGATGTACTGACAGCAGCAGACATGAATTATCTGCCTTCATACACACTTAACGCACAGACTGGCACAACCTACACAGTCGTGACCAATGACCAATACAGCAAGCTGATCACACAGTCTAACGCCTCTGCAAGTACCGTCAGAATCCCTACAAACGCCACTACAGCCTTTCCTATTGGCACTGTGATAAATGTGATCAACATCGGCGCAGGTATTTGCACAATCAATGCAGTGACTTCTGGCACTACAACAATCCTTTCTGCTGGAGCAGTTGCAGCAGCACCTACCCTTGCACAATACAAAGCCGCATCATGCATCAAAACAGGCACAGATCAATGGTTTGTGATCGGTGGCGTTGCGTAGTGTTTGGAGTCTCACTAGGAATAATGGATGGCGCAGGTGGCGCAGCTGGTGGCTCATTTGAGTCTATTGCTACAGCCACAGGCACTGGTTCATCTAATACGATAACTTTTAGTTCAATTCCTAGTACCTATAAGCATTTGCAAGTGCGTTTAACAGCAAGAGTAACTGGAGCAAACATTGCAAGTTCAATGAGAATTAACAATGATACTACTGGTGTGTACGCTCGTCACGCATTATTTGGAGATGGGGCTAGTGCAAGCGCAGCAGGTTCAGCATCACAAACTTCAATAAGCTGGATTGATTTCATAACTGGTTCAAATTCTACATCTGGTATGCAAGGTGTTGGAATAATAGACATTGCTGATTATGCCTCAACTACAAAAACAAAAACAGTTAGATTGTTTGGTGGAATGGATACAAATAACGGCAGTGATGGTGGTCTAATAACATTACAAAGCGGCTTATACAATTCAACAACTGCTATAACTCGTTTAGATTTTTTAGCATCTGCAAGTAACTGGGCAACTACAACAACCTTTTCACTCTACGGAATTAAGGGGTAACAGATGCCAACAACATACGAGCCGATAGGAACTTCTACGCTAAGTGGTAGCACATCGGAAACTACATTTACATCTATTCCTGCTACTTACACCGATTTGAGATTAATTTTTGTTGGTAGTTCAGCTTCTCAAGGTATTCGGGTCCAATTTAATGGAGATACTGCAACAAATTATTCTTATACACTTTTAAGAGGAAACGGAACTACGGCTACTTCATCTAGAACTACTACAACTCAAGACATATCACTTGGTAGTATTACTTCAACAGTTCCAAGTATGCTCACTTGCGATGTATTTTCTTATGCAGGTTCAACTTTTAAGACTACATTAAATACCGCAGCTGAGGATCTTAATGGTAGCGGAAATGTTAGAGGATTAGTAGGGTTATGGCGCAGCACTTCTGCGATTACATCTTTGCGAATTTATGGTTTTTCTGCTTCTAACATTACTGGAACTGCGACTTTGTATGGGATAAAAAATGCCTAGTACTTACGAATTAATTAAAGGCGAGACAATCGGATCGGCTGCTGCCTCTTATACCTTTACTGCTATTCCTAGTACTTATACGGATTTATGTTTGAAGTATTCAGTTAGGAGCAGTTCTGCTGGAACACACCAACAAGAAATGTTTATTTCTCTTAATGGGGCAACTAGCGGAACTACAACATCTCAAACAGATTTATATGCTAGTAGTTCAACTATTGCTTCAAGCAGGTTTGATACTTCTTACCCAGGGTTTAAATGGATAAACATTTATGAGCCTGGAAACAGTGCAACTTCTGACACATTTAACAATGCTGAAGTTTATTTCACAGACTACGCTGGTTCAAATCAAAAGGTTGCTTCGTCTTTTTATGTTTCAGAAAATAACACTTCAACAGATCTTCGATCTTGGATAGGTGTTAATGCTTTAAAATCTACAACTACTACAGCAATTACTTCAATCACTTTGGGTAATCAAGCTGGAAACTTTGTATCAGGATCATCATTTTATCTATACGGCATCAAGAACTCATAAGGAGAAACAATGGCAAATCCAACACGCATCGAAGTGAACTGCACAACAGGTGAGGTTCTTGAGATAGAACTAACCGATGAAGAAGTAGCCCAACGCGAAGCAGATGCAGCAGCAGCCGAAGCACAGCGCAAGGCAGATGAGAAAGCCGCAGCTGACAAGGCTGTAGCTCGTACTGCCATCCTTGATCGTCTAGGCCTTACAGCCGATGAAGCGGCTATTCTTCTCGGATAATGCAAGCAAGACTTAGCAGAGCAGCGATACAACTTCGTGAGCAGTTCGATGATGCCTACAGCGATCGTGACAAGACATCAGATGGTTGGATCGGTGATACCAGACATGGTGCTCGTAAGTCTGATCACAATCCAGATGAGCAAGGCTGGGTTCGTGCCATCGACATCGATCGTGACCTATCAGGAAAAGCCAAGCCTGACCTCATGCCCGATCTTGTTGATCAGATTCGTGC